CGGGGGCTACGGTCTACAACCCCAACCTGCCGGCCATCACAGTGTGGCCCACGCCGGACAACTCGCAGACCTATCAGTTCGTGTACTGGCGCATGAGGCGCGTGCAGGACGCAGGGAACGGCGTTGAGACTGCGGACATGAACTTCCGTTTCCTCCCCTGCGTAGTAGCAGGGCTTGCGTACTACATCGCGATGAAAGTGCCGGAGCTGATGCCTCGGCTTGATATGCTGAAAGCCGCGTACGACGAACAGTTCAACTTGGCGGCTGGAGAGGATCGTGAGAAGGCCGCTGTTCGTCTCGTGCCGCGCCGGGCCTTCATCGGTGGAGTGATGTAGTGGGTAATCGGTTTGCCAGCGGCAAGAAGGCAATTGCGATCTGTGATCGCTGTGGCCTGCGCTTCCGCCTGCGCGACCTTCGCACACTGATTGTCAAGACCAAGCCTGTCAATGTGTTAGTGTGCCGGGAGTGCTGGGACCCAGATCATCCCCAGTTGCAGTTGGGTATGTATCCTGTAGACGACCCGCAGGCTTTGCGGAATCCTCGCAGGGACACAACGTACGTAACCGCCGGCGTGAATGCTGACGGCAACCTGACTGGCGGCTCACGCGAGATTCAGTGGGGCTGGAATCCGGTAGGCGGAGCAAGTGCAAATGATGCGGGGCTGACGCCGAATTACTTGGTGGCAGTCACGTCTGTTGGTACAGTAACGGTAGTGACGACTTAGGAGTCAACATGGACGCTAAGAAAGCGGTGCATAAGCATGAAGCCAACATGCACCCGGGCAAAAAGCCTACGAAGTTTGCCAAGGGCGGCAAGACCAATCTTCAGATGAAACAGATGGGGCGTAACCTTGCGAAGGTTGCGAACCAACAGAAGCCGATGCGGCGTACCCGCATGACTGGGGTTTGAGATGAAGAAAGATTCCAATCAGCCGAAGCCGGCTCCCAAGGTAGACCTGAAGAATTCTGGGTACCCCCAGACGGGCGTAAAAACTACCGGCATCAAAATCCGTGGAACTGGTGCTGCGACTAAGGGCGTGATGGCCCGTGGGCCGATGGCGTAAGCTATGCAATACACTGAGTTGGCAACCAATGTTGCGAACATCGTTGAGAACACTTTCACCGATGCTCAGATGGCGATGTTTGTCCGTCAGGCCGAACAGATCATCTACAACTCTGTGCAGATTGCCAATCTGCGCAAGAACGTCTATGGGCAGTTGACCGCTGATAATCAGTACCTATCCGCTCCGACGGACTACCTGTCTACCTACTCTCTTGCCGTGATCACGGGGGTTACCGGTGGCAACATCAACACCGGTACGTATTCGTACCTGATCAACAAGGATGTGAACTTCATCCGCGAAGCGTACCCGCCGCCCAACTCCAAGGGCCTGCCTAAGTATTACGCGATCTTCGGACCAAGGTCAGATCTGGAGACGGAACTCTCGTTCATCGTAGGCCCTACGCCCGATCTGGCGTACTACGTTGAGCTGCACTATTACTACTACCCTGAGTCTATCGTTCAGGGTGCGTTGAATACGCTGGGGGCCATCACGGCGGGCTCGTTGTACACCAACGGGACGTATAACGGTGTAGCTCTCACGGGCGGATCTGGCTCTGGTGCAACGGCGAGGATTGTTGTTTCCGGCGGTGCGGTGACCTCGGTCACGATTCAAAACCCCGGCGTGTTCTACGCAGTGGGGAATACGTTGTCTTGCGATGCGTCGAGCATCGGCGGGACAGGTTCCGGCTTTAGCATCTCCGTTTCTGCAGTCACCAACGCAAGCGGTGTCACTTGGCTAGGCGAGAACTTTGACTCAGCGCTTTTGAACGCTACGGTTGTCGAAGCCGCTAGGTTCATGAAAGCTGAGAAAGAGCAGATGGATATGTACGCTCAGCTCTACGGCCAGTCGCTGGCGCTCCTCAAGAATCTGGGCGACGGCAAGCAGCGTATGGATGCTTATCGTGATGGGCAGGTAAGGAACCCGGTCAAATGATCGTCCAGACGCAGACTACGAGTTTTAAGGCGGAGTTGTACGAGGCTGTCCACAATCTGCTAACGGACACCTTGAAGCTCGCGCTCTACACCGCCGAAGCCAACCTCGACGCGTCTACGACCGTCTACACCACGGAAAATGAGATTACGGGCACGGGGTACAGCGCAGGTGGAAACGTAGTAACCGGGGTGACAATTAACAGCAGCGGCTACACTGCATGGGTGACGTTCAACAACGTGCTCTGGGTCCCGGCAGCCTTTACCACTCGGTGCGCGCTGCTCTACAATGCCAGCAAAGCCAATCGGTCAATCGTGGTACTGGATTTTGGGTCTGACAAAACCTGCATAAACACATTTACGGTCACAATGCCGGGTGATACAGCTACCACGGCTTTGATCCGGTCAAGCAATTGAGGTGAAACATGGAAGAGCGCTCTAAAGCCGGCGGTGTGTTTAAGGTTGTATGCCGGGACTCGGAAGGTCAGATTAAGTGGACGGCGGAGACACCGAACCTTGTCGTAAACGGCGGCCTGCAAGACATGAACACCCAGTACTTTACAGGTACTAGCTACACCGCTGCTTGGTATATTGGCCTGTACGGTGCCGCTTCCACCAACAACCCTGCCGCAGGCGATACTGCATCATCCCACGCAGGCTGGACCGAAGTGACGTCTTACTCTCAAGCTACCCGCCCGCAATGCGTGTTCGGTACGGCTACAACTGCTGACCCGTCGGTCATTAGCAATACTGCTTCTCCGGCCACTTACAGTATTACCGGCTCAGTAACGGTTGGCGGAGCGTTTTTGATTAGTAACAACACAAAGGGTGGGACTACGGGGGTGTTGTTCTCTGCTGCTGACTTTCAGTCGCCCGGGGACAGGAACGTTGTGAACGGCGATACCCTGACCGTTACGTACACCTTCAGTCTGGATGCTGCGTGATGGCTACCAAATTCAAAAAGGGCGATGACGTAAAAGTCCGGCAGATTAATCCCTCCGGCCCTGTTCTAGCCCTCCGAATGGACGAAGACGGTAATGTGTACTGTCTTTTAGAATGGACTGATGTGGACGGGAACGCACAAGAACGCTGGTTCTTGGAAGACGATCTGACCGCTGTTTAACATGGTGGGGTATGGCCTTTTCAACCGGGTCTTTTGCAGAACTCCCGTTCTCAACGGTTGGGGGTACGTTTTACTCCCCCGTTATATCTGAGTCCGCCACAGGCGCTGACTCCGTCAGCAGTCTTGCTTCGTTTGTCTCGGCTGTTGCCGAAACCGCTACCGGCGCGGACACAGTTTCCGCCCTCTTTCAGATCCTTGCCAATATATCTGAGTCCAGCACCGTTGCCGACTCCGTTGCCTCACTCGTCTCCTTCCCCAACTTTATTTCTGAGTCCGCGACAGGCGCGGATTCGGTTGCTACTGCCGTTACCTTTGCCGTCTCCATCTTAGAGTCTTCTACCGCTACCGATTCGTTTGCCACGACCGTTACGTTCTTGGCTTCGGTATCGGAGTCTGCAACCGGCTCTGACGCAGTTACCCGCCGGGGCTTGTGGGAACCGGTAGATGACACACAGAATGCAAATTGGATTCAGATTACGGTCAGCCCGGGAACAGGCTGGACAATCATTCCTACCGTATAGGTGAAGTATGCCGTTAGTCGTCAAAGACCGTGTTAGAGAAACAACCACCACTACCGGGACCGGGACAGTCACGCTCGCCGGGGCGGTAGCAGGTTTCCAAAGCTTCTCAGCGATTGGTAACGCTAACACCACGTACTACACCATCAACCTGCCTGGAGCGAACGAGTGGGAAGTTGGGATTGGGACGTATACCGCATCTGGTACGACACTCAGCCGGGACACGATCCTTGCATCTTCCAACAGCGGGTCGGCGGTTAACTTCTCCGCCGGGACAAAGGATGTCTTTTGTACCTACCCTGCTGGCAGGTCGGTGTATTACGACACCTCTACAAACGTCACGCTTAATGCACTTACGTTGTCCGGCGGTACTGCTAACGGTGTTGTCTATCTCAACGCATCTAAGGTTGCTACTACTGGAACGGCGCTGACTTTTGATGGGACAAAACTCACTGTTGGCGATCCTACTGGGGCTGCTCTTGGTATCCCCACGACAGCTAGTTTCTACGGAACAAGTTCAATTAGTTCCTCTGTCGGAACTATTGGATTGTTTTCAACAGAAACAGCAGGGGCAGATGTTGGGCCTGCATTAACTTTTGGTGGTAAAAGTGGAAACACTTTTTCACCATACCCGTTCGCTTTTATTCAAGGCGCAAAAGAATCTGCAACTGCGGGCAACTATGCGGGTTATTTAAGATTTCTAACTGTACCGGCTGATGGCAGCTCTCCTGTTGTGGGTATGCACCTTAGTTCGGTAGGCAACCTCGGGATTGGGACGAATTCGCCAACGCAGAAACTTACTGTCAACGGTGTTGTTGCATCCATAGGGCCAGCTACCGCTTTGACTGCATCGTCAGCATTTTTTGATTACAACACCACTTTAAATCTTGGTCGTTTTGCCGCTGTAGCAAACACAACAGGGACAGCGGCCCC